AATTAGGAAAAGCATCTCTACGCCAGTATGATTTACCGTCACACGCAATCACTACATCACCATATTCGGGAGCGTATTTCTTTTTATATGATTTAATGGTAGAGATTGTCGCATGACGGATCAAATCAACCGTTTGTTCAGGCGTATTATGTTTCAGATCATTCTGAAATGGTAATATATTTGATAAAGCGATTTGACTATAGTCAAGTATAATCATTAGAATGCTCCTAGTATTAAGCAGTCTTGATTAACTCGACCATTCACTGCAGATCCTTTAGTTTTCAAGTCATTAAATTGTTTATTCATTTCACGTTTAGCTGCTTTTAAATCTTTAAAGAAGACTTCAGGTTTACGTATTGTCTTAGCTTCAGATCTAGCAACACTATAGTTTATAATTGTTGTACCTTTTACTGTAAGTCCTGAGTTATCTTCAGCCTCGTATTTAAATAGTTTTCTATTCTTAGTATTGTAAACATAAACCATATCAGCCCCTACAATTCCTGCAGGATCAACTGATCTCATATTAAGTTCATCAAACTTAACCATATATTTCATACGTTTGACAATAACACCTGGTGGTTTAGCTCTTACTGTTCTAGGTTTCTTGACAACAACTGCATGTTGTCGACATTCATCTACAATAGACTGTAAGAAAGCAATAAACTTTTTAAGTTCTGCTTTAGTAAAGAAAGAATATCCTTCGACGAGTTGTTCACATTCACCTGCTAGAGCTTCTTGCGCTTCTTTTAAAGGATATTCATAGTAGTCTGCAATCTTCTTAGCAACAGCACCGCTAGTACCATTTTTAAGTAAGAATGCTTTAGTGGAGAAGGAAGAAGCTTTGGTATTGATAAACTCATCAATGGCATAATCAATATCCTCACTTTGAGTCCGAGCCGCATCGATGATTCTTTGGTCAATCGATATAACGGGAGCTTTCGGCTTAGACTCTTCTACATCATCTTTAGCCTCTTCCTTCGTAACTTTTAAATATTTTTCGTATGTTATGTTAATTGTTTGTTGTAATACTTTCATATGATCTTCAGATAGATAACCACCCGCATCTAATATCATAACGAGTTTACCTGCGCTAACAAGTTCCCAATTAGCTGCTTTTGATAATATACTAGCTTTTGTTTTATCTGTCTTTCTAACATAGTTGATAACTGCTTTAGAAAGAACTCTATCTTCTAGTTGATTATATTGGCCAAGTGCGGCCATCAACGTTGATTGATAGTTTTCTTTAGTGACTATAGTTTTATCAGCACCTTTAAGCCGAGTAGCCATAGCATGTGCTTTTGATTTAGATAACGCCATTAATTGCTCCCATAATTAATATAATATAACTATTATATACTAAACTCCATTTAATGTACAATAATTTATTCGGCTTTAGTAATATTTTGATACATCACCTCAAATTCTTCATGCTCAGCAACCTCTTCTTGGAAGTTCTGCTTATGATGAACTTTGATCATTTTATTAATGGTTTTTCTTGGAATTTTATAGTTGTCATGTAAATCATCAACTATATGTTTGATCATATCACGTTCTGCATCAATACGTAATAATGAATTTGATGCCTCTTGTAAGGCTTCTTTGATTTTCTTTTTATCTTCACTTAATAATTGCATAGTATTTCCTGTAATAAACATTATAATATAGCAGCAATATCATTTTCACTAATCATAATACGCTGTCCTTCTTTTAGAGTAACAACTTTACCTTTACTCCAATCTAATAATACAATATCATCAACAACAACTTCGGTACAATCTGGACCTACTGCTAAAACTTTTGCCTTTTTAGATTCTCCTACACCCTGGTTGCTTTCAATAATAATGCCTGATTCAGTAACTTTATTAATAGCAAGCTCTGCTAATAATACATTTTTCTTCAATGGTTTAATAATCATAAATTTACTTTCTTAATTGAGTCCCACCTAAAAGATCTCCAGGCAGTTTTTTCTAGGTCAAAGACTCGCAGCGCTTCTTTGGAAATGGTTTCAGCAGAGCTGGTATCTCCTGTTCCTTGAGGTACGTGTTCTCCGGGAATTCTGGAAGTTGAGAGTGTGCAGAGCATTGCTCTTTCAGTTCCGTCCCTTTTGGTGAAAGTAACGCTGACTTCATTTTCTTGTAATTTAGCCCTAAGTAAGTTCTTAAAATTGTCTGTTGTAAAATCATAATTCTCCATAATATACCTCAAAGTTAATAATAAAAAAGTTCTGCACAACTCCGTCGAGTCTGACCCGCGGAAACAGTTCCGGAATATGTCCGCATGTATGTATTAAGTGGCGCAGAACTTATTCTTCACCAAAGCCAGGACCCCAAGGGTGCGGATCCATGGATGCTACTATTTCTTCTTTGATAGGTTCATCAAAGATCCAACCGCTTTCTTGTAATTCTTCACGATTACGTGGATCAGCCATGTGCTTATCTAAGAATAATAATTGTCTTAATATCTCTTTTAATGGTTCACCGTTCATACGTAAACGGAAACCATATATGTCTTTATGATAATCAGATAATGTAGTTACAAGCTCGTCATAACTATATTTTTTATAAAATTTAAGTGATTCTTTTGCACTAAAACTCATAATCTATCTCCTTTGTTTACCATTTATATACATTATATACTGTTTTCTAATTAATGTAAACAGTTTTATGTAATTAAATTGTAACAAATCTGTAACATAATCTACCATATAGTAGTATTATATCACAATTATGAATTAATGTACAATAATATATGAAAGAAGAAAGGTAGAATTATCTACCTTGTCCTCTGTATTTTTTGAAAGTTGCCTTTTTATGTTTGTTCATTGTTTGCATCTTAGGTTTCTTACCACCTTGAGATGTTCTTTTAAACATTGGAACATGTGCAACTTTTGTTAATGATGTTTTTGCTTTAGCCATGATTAATCCTATTCAAATCAAAAATTTATTTATATTACTTTGGTGATGCAGGTGCAACTGGTTTATTTTTAATTGCATCAGCACCAAAAAATGCTGCAACAAGACCTGCAATAGCCACAAAATAAGTTGGAGCTATATCACCAATAATTTTGGCTGCATCATCAACGTCTAACCAGGAAGCAATAACAATAGTTGCTGGATAAAGTAACATACCCCATAAAGCAAACCATGTCATCTTACGCATTGCATCTCGCTGTGCGTCTTGATCTTCTAATTCTTTTCGTTTAAATTCCAAATACATTCTATGCTCTTCTGGTGTTACAACACCATCGCCATTTGTATCTGCAGGGTGATAACCCTTTACATCTTCAGCCATAATAATCTCCCGTTATTTGCTTGTTGCTTTATATGTACCATCCCAATCTTTAGGACAACCTTCATTCAACCGTTCGAGCATATTCATATAATATTGTTTCAATTCAGAATTTGCTTTCACTAAGTGTTGAATCATAACAACTGCTGCATCCCATTGACCTGCATAATATGCTCTTAAATATTTCTTATGAGCAGTTATGTCTGCTATGTCAGCAATTGTATATACCTTAACCCCTACAGTTTTACCTTTAACTGCAATGGTATCTAATTCTATTACTGTATATTTATCTTTTACAAGTTTTGCAGTGCCTTCTCCAAGGATAATTCTAACACCATATGTCTTACTTTGTCCTTCAAGTCTTGATGCTAGATTAACCGCATCCCCGAGGCAAGTATAGTCAAAACGTTGACTGCTACCCATGTTACCAACAATAACACTGCCGGTATTAATGCCCAATCCCATTCCAAATGCTGGGATACCTTCTTTAGAAATTTCTTGATTGAATTCATCTAAATCTCCTAACATTTGTAAACCAGTCTTAACTGCATTAATCGCATGATCATTATCATCTAATGGCGCATTCCAAAATGCCATCTGTGCATCACCAATATATTTGTCTAATGTCCCATTATTATCTAATATCTTTTGAGTCATTGCTGTCATATATCGATTCATGATCTCGGTTAAACCTTCAACGTTATCTCCATAGTGTTCTGATATTGTTGTAAATCCTCGAACATCAGTAAACATTATAGATAGATCTCTTCTTTCACCACCAAGTCTTAATAACTCAGGATTCTTTTGTAGTTTTTCTACAAGAGCTGGTGATAAGTATGTACCAAATTGTTTCTTAATTTGTAATTTTTGATTAAGTTCTGTTATGAATTTAACAGTATAGCTATGTAGATATACAATAGCAAGAGCCAAAATACCATAAGATATATCGACCAGTGCGGAGGATTTTGCAAAAAGTGTATTGCCACTATAATACATAAGAACCCCAATGAAAATAATACCAAAGTAACCATGTTTCCACCTCGTTAAAAATATCGCAATAATGCCAAGTACTAACCATGCAAGTATCTCAGCTCCGTCTGCCCAGTCTGGTCGTTGTATATTAACACCATTTGCAAGTGTTCCTATCACTGCAGCCTGAACATCTTGTGGCCATAGACCACCAATAGCAGTTGGTAAAGGATTAGCTAAACCTGCTGCTGTTACTCCAACAATAACTATACCACCATCAAAGTCTTTTGGTAAATCTACTGCTGAAAATGATTTTGATTTTTGACTATAATCTATCCATATTCGACCTAACGCATCAGTTGATAATTGACCAACCGCAGGTATCCTCATCTTTTCTATACCACCTTCAAACAATTTAACCTGTATCGTAGAATCACCAACCGCAACTCTTAATGTTTCGAGTGATAAGCTTGGATAGATCTTTTCATTATATGTTATAACTAATGGAATTCTTCGATTGACACCATCAATTTCAGATAGCATATTAGTAATACCAATACCGGCTGCAGCATTTTCTAATTCAGGTATATTTGCTATAATGCCTGGATATTGGATAATCATATCAGAAAACTGTGCATTAATAACTGCAGAACCTGGTGCTTTTGGATTGTTTTTAGTTACTTCGGCCGGAGCATTTGATAGAACAACATTACCATATTTGTTAAGTGTTTCGGCTAGTTTAGCATCACCGCCTTGTCGATCTACTTCTGGCATTAAGATATTAAATACAACTAATCCAGCATTTCTTTGATATAAGTCATCTATAATCTTTGCATAGATATCACGTTTAAATGGGAATTGACCATACTTATCTAATGTTGCTTCATCAATATTGACAGTATAGATATTATTTTCTGTAGGAGTTTTGCCTGCAATTAAAGTATCAAAGTACCTTAATCTCATTGATTCAACGAATGTTGGATCAAGCATTCTTATGTATAAGATAAAGCCTAAAGTAATTAAGGCTAACCAAGGACTGAGTAGTATCTTCTTCATATTTTATTTATTTATTGTTGAGTTAGTGTTGTAGAACATCCACCTGAGGTATAGCATGTTTGTTCTAAAGAAAATGATTGACTAGTGCTACCTAATTGATTTAAATTTAAAGTTGAAGGAGCTGAACCATAAATTAGATCAATAGTTGCTTGATGTCCACCTGTACCATCTTGTGTTAAGTTAACAGTATGACCATCTCCTGTCAATTTAATATCAGCAAACTTAGTAGAACCTACTGCATTAGAAGTATTCTGTTGTAGTAAATCAACAACATTACTATTTCCTGTAATATCTATAAACGCAGTTTCAGAAAGAGTTGAACGCTGAACCATTGTAACATCATTTAAATTTCCTGTAATATTAATCTCACCGAATTGACCACCAGCATTTGTTTCCCCACGCTGATTGGTTGCTACAGTATTTGAATTACCATCTATGTCGATCCTTAATATGTTATCACCACTAGCACTTGAATCAGGTGTACCTGCATCAAATCTATCTTGGAACAACGTTAAGTTATTTGAATCACCATCTACCATGAGTTCAATTAAATTAATCCCTGTTGTAGTAGGAGCGCCTTGTCTTATATCATAGATATTATTATTACCCCACATCTTGGCATTCTGTTGACCAATTCCTCTGATTTGGTTATCATTACTGTCCTGTAGTATGGTTATTGAATTCCCACTACCTACCTGATCTATGTAGATGCCATTGTCAAAATAACTATCTCGGCGTGTTTGTGCTGATGATCTAATTGTAGCTTGTGTTGATGTTGGCCCAAGACTAGTTCCTGTTGTGGTGGATGTAGTTGGTCCTGTAAGAGAATAATATGTTGATGAAATCAAATTTATTGAACCGCCATAATTCCAATAAAGATAGATGCTGGCTCCGCCGCCATTTTCATACCACCAAGTGTCTATATCATAATATCCAGCACTGGCAAAATATTTTGAACCTGATCCATTATAATATGATCGTCCTTGTTCTTGCCAATCGCTAATGACAACACTACCATCAATCTTCATATACATACCATCATCGCCACTATAATAAAAATTATATGTTCCTGCAGAAGGTATATAAATTTTACCATAGAAACGGATTATGACTCTTTCATTATAACCTGAATCTAACACATATCCACTTCCCCAATCTAATGCTAAACTTGATACTGTTCCTGAACTTAACACTGTTGGATAAGTTAAACTTCCGCCATTTCCTGGAAAACTTGGTGTGGCTCCGGTACCTTGATAAGTATCATAATACAAATCAGCATATGCTAGATTACATATAAACATTAGTAAAAATAAGTATCTCATTTCTGATTAGTTTCTATAATCGTTGTACCGGTATCATTAACTCTGTTTGTAATCGATACAGAACCTTGTGTTTGTATGATTGTTGAATTCTGCGAGGTAGGTGTCCTTACACAACTTACATCACTTGGTCCAGTTTCCATACATAGTGTTACACCAATACCATCAACTGTCGCTTTAACTGGTCCATCAGGATCATAATCAGGTAATAATTCATCGCCTCTTTTAACTGCTAATCTTCTTTCATCTGCTTTAACTAATTGTAAGTTAATTAGATCTAATATATTACGTAAGAAATCCCTATCTAATAGATCCTCTGAAAGGGCATCAGCATATAGATTCTTTTGTTGTGCTTCTAATTCATTATTTAAATTATCTACGTCAAGAAAGTTTGCATCTAAAGCACTTTTAATTGTAATTTCTTCTTTTTGATTTTCTCTTAATTCTTTTGGTTTAGATAAGATAAGTAAATTTGATATTTGATTTTCAGTTAAGTCTAGTTTAACTGGAGGTGTTGGAGGTTTTTCACTATATGCCGCTACTGTTGCAGTAAATGCTTCGGTTAATGTAACTACACCTGCTGAAGTTTCAACATCAATGACACCAACAACACATTCTTCTATCTTCTTATATCCTACAGGACAACTAGGTAAAAGAATGATAGTGCTATCACCAAGTTCACCAACGGTAGCAGTAAAATCTGTACCACGTACAGAAACTGTGGCTGTTGGAGTTTGTATTTTAACTTTGCTAGGATCGTTTTTTGCGATTTGTCCGCTTGCATATCTTGCTGTCCCTGATGCTACTTTAATTGCTAACTTACCGGCATCTTTTTGATTAGGATCATATACAAATTCATCAATGACAAGTTTAGAATTCTCTGTCATTTGTACTGTAGTATTATCAATAAATGTAATACCCAGCTTGCCCTCACCTGTTTTAAGTGAGTCATTCATTTCGACGCCAGTGCCTTTAACACCGTCTATAATTTTCTTTTGACGTTCAATTGTTGCTGGATCGTGCTGTTGATTTGTAATTTTACCAACAGCACCCAACAATGTTGTACTAATCAGAAGTAGTAATAGACCAAGTGTTATTAGAACCCACCGATGTAATGTCAATAGTTGTATCAATTGCGCCACTCTGTGATGTTGTAAATGAGTTACTTGAACCTGTAACATCCAATGTTATACCATGACCGCTAGTTCCACCTACACCAGATTGTGTAAGACTAAATGTATTTGATGCTCCAACAGAAGTTACATCAACTAAACCTGAATCACTTGTTAGGTTTGTAGTTAATGTATTACCACCACCTCCACTAATTGCAGCATTAACGGAAACATCATCTGCATTAATTGTAAAGTTAAAGTCATTGTAACTACCGCCAGTTGCTGTTGCTACTACTGAATTATTTGAACCAAGTATATCAGCAAATAAATCGTTATAGCTTCCAGTTTGTGTTACATCAAATACTAAGTTAGCTAATGTACCTTGACCATCATTATTAAAGTCTAAAGTTGCAACTGAATTTGAACCAGTAATAAAATATGTTAAGTTAACACCAACACCAGATAATACTGTAGATTGAATGCCTAACTTTAACACATTACTACCACCTATTTGATCAATGTCTATTGTTTGACTATCACCAGATAGTGTAGCATAATCTGTTGATGTAGAACCTGAGGTTACATCATAGATTTGGTTACCACCACCATCTTGAGTAATATTAATATTAGAACTATCACCTGCTTGATCAATATAGATCGAGTTATCTGCAGCAAACAAAGTAGGAGTCAACAATAGCATCATAAGTTTTACTATGTTTTTCATTACTCTTCCTTATAATCCCAAACGTTTTTGCGTTTGCCTTCTTTAATTAACTCAACTACCGCTGAATCAATTGCGGCTTTAACTGCTAGAGTTGCTGGTTCGTTGAGAGTTAAACCAGACTCAAATTCAAAAACTTGTGTACCTGAATCATAAAATTTTAATATTGCTAAACTATCAGCTGTTGAATACACTGTTTTCTTTATAGTTACTGAACATAATACCTCACCGGTATTAACACTTATTGCTCTCAAACTTACTGTAATAATATCTTCACTGTATTGTGTTTGTGGACCAATACCTAACATTCGATATGCTGCACCACCTTCTTTAGTTGCTGAATCATAACCTACAATTCCACCTTCTACTAATAAACCAGCAAACTTCATAGGCATTAATGGTTTAGCATCAGATCCTTCATATGCTTCTCTCATTTGTTTAATGATTTGTCTTTCTTTAAGTAGATTATCTAATCCTACTCTTTCAACAATATCAAACCACTGAGATTTGCCTACATCTTGTAATGACTTAATTAATAATGCTTCTGCCCCTTGTGTTACCGCAGTACTAAAACTTGTTGTACCAGGAGGAGCAGGTCTTCTTTGTCCTGTTTTATCTGCAAAACTATATACCGCAACCGCAACTTTCCCTTTCTTAGGAGCAGGAACAGTATCAAAATCTTTTTCTAAGTTTTCACGAACAACCATTGCTGGTTCATAGTCGCCCTTCATAGCCTGATTTGTTGCGCAACCAGTTGCCATTATTACAAATAATAGTATTATAAGTGTTCTCATTAGAATGTAAAATCTCCGAGAGGTATGGCTAATGATGTTGTTGTACCGGTTAAATCAGTTACTTGAAGATTAATAGATGTAGAGTCTTTATTCCAATAGATAATATTACCTTCAAAGTTTAATGTACCACTTGAAGGAGCTGATCCATCGTCAGCAAACATTGCAGTTGCTAAGTCTTGAGAAATTTGAGCATAGATACGTGATTCTAAGTTATTAAGAAACTTATTTAAGTTTGTATCTTCTGCTTCACGTTTAGCTTTATCTAATTCTGCTTCAATCTTATCTTTTATTTCTTGACGACGAGTATGTTCTAAGTTTTCAATTGTGAGAACATGAGCAGAATACCCATTACCATTAAAGGATGGGCTTTTAAATGTAAAATCTAGAGGTTCAGCATAAACGCTGCATGAAAGAATACTAAGTATCAGTATCTTTTTGTTGATCGTGAACATCTTTTTTTTCTTTCTCCCGTAAAGATAAAATAACATTCACTTTTTGATTGAGTCTAATAAGATCATTATCTAGCATTCGAATACGATCTATTAGTTCAATTAAAACTTTATTTGATTCACTTATAACTGGGTCGATTTCTTCTGTTACCCATTTCCAGATATAGAATACGAAATATCCTAATCCGCCGGCTGCAACAATTGGAAAACCATACTTACCTATTAAATCTGCTATGGCGTCCATTAATCTCTT